CTGCTACTTTGAATCCAGTAGATGTAACCACACCACCCATTGATGAATTATGTCCCATATGTGGATTATAAATTGCATTTCTAAAGTAAATGTTATACTTCAAAGATGAATTTAATGTAGGGGCAAATGATTTTCTAATTTTTAATGTTGTGATGTTAGATAGTATACTTTGGTCTGTATCATCAATCTCTTTGATAACTTTAGAATGTCTAAACATACTATCAAATTTTTGTAAAGTTGATACATTGTATTTACCTAATGTACTAATAATATCTGCTTTAATTGTTTCAGCGTCTTTAGTAGTTGCTCTTTCATTATACTTTGCAGTTGAATTTAAAACAATACTTGTTATTTCAGGATCCACAATTTGAGGTGTTACCGAAGCAACATTATATTCTTTTAATTGTGAAACTATATCTGCTTTTGTTTGTGTTGTTAGTGTAGAACCTGAAGTAGGTTTGATTGCGATTTTTACAACACCGTAAACTGGTGTTTCGTCATCTTCACCTCCCCAAGCACTAACTGATTGTGTGTTAGGATAAATTGATATTACTTTTGTTTCATAATCAGAAGTTGTTACCGCTCTATCTTGTGCAGTATATTGAAGTGGCGCATTGAAACGAATACTCTCTTTTGTTTCAGGTGCTGAACCACCTTGTGCTTCTGATACGGTAGTAACCGTGATATTTGAAAACGAACCAATATTACCAGCAGGATTAAATAGTTTAGCACCATTCGCTTCTGACCTATTGGTTACGATATAATCCATAATTACGATATTACCGTGTTCTAATTTCTTACCGATAATACCATCACCAAACTTAACTTCAAATTTACCTGTATCTGTTTCTGATAAGAAGTATATTTGACTTTCGTTATTTAATTTTAATAATCCAGAAACACCTGTATATGTTTCAGAAGTTTGGTCATTTAAACTCTTTTGTACTTTTATTTGTAGTGTAGTTGTATCAGCGTTTACACTAGGTATTATATATTTTTGGTCTGGGTCTTGTGTGTCAACCGTATATCTAAAGGTTACTGGTGTACCTTCGTAAACAGGTATACTAGAAAATTTAAATACACCATCAATAGGTGAAGTTGTTGTATCTGTATTAGTAATAAAGTTATAAGTTGTTCCGTCTACAGAAGAAGTAAACACCGTACCTTTATTCATTGTTAAAGTTGTTCCTGTTGCGTCATTGACAACAACATCAATATTTGCTACAGGTGCTTTTGCACTTGCAGGTGTATAACCTAACATCTTAGCAAGTGAAACTACATTTGCTCTAACATCAGCAGAATCCAAATACATTTCGTTTGCTAACATATTAGCATTGAAACCTAGATAGTGTGTATTGTAAGCAAGTAAGTCTAATAGAACAGCGAAACCACTACCTTCAAAGTTGTAGTCTGAAAATTCAGGTTGTGCTTGTAAGAATACTTTTAAATTTTGTTTTATCTGGTCAAAATCCAGTTCTGTAATATCTAGTTTTGTACTTGCCATCTATCTTAACCTTTGTAAAAATGTTTCTACTACGATTGGTGATTGAATACCTACAACATAGAAACTAATTTGTAAGTGGTATCTATTTGCGTCTATATCAGGACTTGCAACGATACTTTCAATACTTGCTCTTGGTTCAAAGTTAATTAAAACCTCAGCAACTTTTCTTTCTAAATTAAGAGCAGTTAACGGCGTCATATTTTCAAATAACAATGCTCTTACATCACTTCCTATTTCAGGATGAAAAGGTCTCTCATAATGATTTGTTTGTATTAAATTCTTTACACTTCTTTTAACAGCGTCTACATCAATAAGTTTAACCACATCTCCTGTAACCGGATTTCTTGTGAAATCTAGGTCTAAATCAGAATAAATCCTATTTACTCTTTTTTTACTAGTGCTTGCTTTTGAATCGTAGAATGCCATAACACTAATATTTATACACTAACCGGCAAAGACATTAGGAGAACCTTGAGCAACACTTGTACAACCCGATATTGCGTCACCTACACGACCACAACCTTTGCCATTTATAAAGACCGTTGTACTACCAGTTGCAATAGGGGCAGCGTGTGCTGGGCAAGGTAAACCAGGTAGTAAGTGTACCGTGTTATTATCGCCTTGTCTACTGATTGCTATACCGTTGCAAAATACATCTGGAGAACCTACTGCTCTAGCAGGTGTACTACAATGGGTAACATCTTTATCTCCTATCCTCGTAACCGCAGGCATTCTCTCTCCATTAATTGTTTTAATTTGTCGTTAAAGGTTTCTATTAAATTATGTTCTTCTTCTGTATGTGGTTCTTCAGGATATTTAGGCTCAAACGAAATGACCGCACCTATCTCATTAGGAATTTCATCATATTGAGTATAAGTGTGTAGTTGATTGCCAATTTTAATAACAAATTTGCCTTCCACTATTTTCCTTGTCCTTTATATGCTTTCCAACTTCGTTTTTTACTCTTATTCATAGATGATTTTTTTATCATCCTTTTTCTGACCCCTTGTGAAGTCTTTTTTCCCTTACCTGGGGAATACAAACTCACACCAAACTTTGGTAATGCCATAAAATCCTTTTGTTAAGTATATTTAGTTGAAAATTAAAAAGGACACGAAAATTGTCCCGTTCTAAACGCAATAAATTTGTCTTTTTCTACCGACTTGTAGATTGATTCGCTGATTCGTCCGTAATCGGGTGTAAATTTGCATTTTTTCCAATGAATTCCGCAACTATTTAAGAAAAATAGAGAACAAAACAAGAACACTAGTATTTTTTGTTGATTTTTTTTCATTTTAGGGCATTTTTTGCTTGACAATGTTATTAAACTATGGTAATATGTATGTATATTATGAATAAAACGAAAGGACAAAACACTATGAATACTTTTTTTAGTATTACTGCTATACTTTCTGCCATTTTGGCAGTTGGTTCAATTGAAGATTGTGGAGGTCATTGTTTAGGACAAGAAAACTGGACAATGTTCTTTATAATGGTTGCAATAATGATAGGTTCAACTATTGGAACTATCTTAACACTTAATAATGAGGACCAATAATATGATAAAAGTTGATAAATCTGCTGATAACTTAAATGATGGAATAAAAAACTTGATGGCTGGTGCCAAAGAAGACTATTTGAAATGGTCTACTACTGGTGGTAAAGAATTATCAAGTTATTGTAAAGAACAAGTTGATAAATGGGATAGTAAAACATCTGTAAGACCTGGTAAGAAGTACATTAAGATTGTACAAGAAAACGGTGTCTTTGCATTTATCGTAAAAGAAGACTTTAAACATTTTAAAAAAGGCGATATATTGAAACCTGCTGGTTTTAATGCACCTGCTTTAAATCAACCTAGAGGAAATGTTCTTACTGGAAACTATCCAATCCAGTGGACTGGACCTTTATATCTTAAATAGAAGGAGTATATTATGTCAGAAGTGAAATTTAATGATTTAAATAAAGTGTTAGACTGGATTAGAGAACCTAGTCATAAAGAACATCTTTATATTGTTGAGGCTTGTATTGCGAAAGCAAAAGCCGAAGACATTAACAAGTTTGCTGTCGGAGCAAAAGTGATATTTGGCAGACCTCGTGGTAAACAACATCACGGAGTTATTGTTAAATGTAACCCGAAGAAAGCTGTAGTTATGGAAGAAGGTCGTGGTAAATGGACCGTGCCTTATTCTTTAATGAAGTTAGCTTCATAATAATAATCTTAACGGAGAATATTCATATTACAATCCTTTGTTGCCGTAGTCTGGTTATCAGGCTACGGTTATTTTGATTTTGAATCAAAAGATATGCGGATGCTAGGGGACTTTCCCAATTGTCAATCTGCTCATCGCCTCGCTAAAAAAGAATATCCACAACACAAAGCCTTTTATTGCGTAGATAAGAGCCATTATGAAAGGTACAATAAATGATTACTTTTTTGATGATTTATGGTTTAGTCAGTTTTGCTGGCTGTATCGTGTCAGAAACTTTAGTCTGTATACCTGGACTATTTTAAGGTAGGTGCGTAAGGTGTGTAACCTTGTTCAGCAGCTTGTGTATCATCTTCTGAAATGATTTGCTTGACTTCTGGACAATAATGTTTCATCATACTTTCAACACCTTGTTTTAAAGTAAGTTGAGACATAGCACACCCAGCACAACTTCCTGCCATTTGTAATGTTAACACTCCTTCTTGTGAAAAAGAAAGAAAGTTAATCTTACCATTGTGTGCAGCTACACTAGGTGCAACTTTATCGTCTAGTATGAATTTAATCTTTTCAATTGTTTCTTGTAATTCTTCTGGTGTCATAGAAACTTACCTATAAGTCGTAAGAAGTATAGAATAGGTATTACAATAAGAGCCGCAACGAAACCTTGTTCTAACATCATTAGTACAAAAGCAAACGCCATAAATCCATAAAATGCAATTGTCTTCCAATGAAATAGTATTGCAAGTATACCAAGACCTATAATTTTTAAATATTCTTTTATCATTATTCCTCGTCTGGTCTAAACTTCGCTCTCATCTTTAATAATTTAGGTAAGTAT